AAGGGAGAGAGGAAGCCATGAACGTAGGAACTGTTGGACTTCCGAAAGCGTTTGCAGTTGTACCAGAAGTTGCGGCTGAATCAGCATCGCCATTGTTGTCGTAAATACGATCAATCGCATTTCTCTCCAACAAGTCATAATATACTTTTGAGTGGATTGCGATGGCCTGCAACTTGTCTCCTTGATCTCCTAAAATCGCTCTTGCTCTTGCAATATGGCGTGGAGAAAGTGCTGTTGGTGTGTCGCCTGATTCAGAATCAATAGTTAAGCCAAAGAAAGCTGAGTTACTATCGTTTGCATTGATTGAACCAAATACACCTGAAAGACAAGAGAATAAATCCTTCTGTCTTTGGTTTGCTATATAAGCACCGATTTTCTGCCCGATTGCAGCCATTGGGTCAGCGCCAGAAGCTAATGCAGCTAAGTCTCTTGACTCAAATGCACGACCTCTATGTAATACAACGCCGATTTGCTGATCGGTTGAAATTTTGCCGGGTGTTAATGATGAAGAATCAGAAAGAACTTCAAAGTCTCCAGAAAGGTTCGCTGAGAAGAAAGGAACTTTGACAAAATCTCCTCCCTCAGTAGCATTAAGCTCCGCCATAGGCTGAACCACACCGCTCGCCAAAAAGGCATCACGTTGAGTTGTCTGTTCAATAACGTATGGCGTGAAAATTTCCGGAATTATAATATCTGAGCGTAAAACCGCCATAGATAACTCCTAAAATTTTGGTAAACAGTATGGGCGCAGCCCTAACATTCTCAGCGCAGCTTTGAATTGTTATTTATATATTAACCCTATTTCTGTTATTTGTAATTCTTTGCAAGCTCTTTTGCACGTTGCCAACCTTCCCTGCCATATTTTTTGAATATTTCATGTTCAACAGTATGTTCGCCGTTTGCCAATCTGCGCATCAATTCAGGGTCAAATTCGCCTGTATTTACTTGAGTTCCGCCAGTTCTTGCAACGGGCGCTCCTGAACCTGTTGCAGGCTGATTTTTTAACAAATAAGCGTGATCTTTTGATAAAGAATTTTTTGCCCATTCTGTAACATTGTGACGTTCATAACCATCAACAACAACAGGCTTTCCGTCCTTCAGTTCAATACGCCCTTTTAAAAAGTTATCGTGTACAAGTTTTGGGTTGTGTGTCACTTCCGCCAAGGCTTGTATGGCGGGAGAAATAAGTTCCAACTCTCGAACCCTTGATTTGAGTTCTTCAATTTCTTTGTCTTTAGCGGCGCTTCGCTCTCGGAACTGTTCTTCGCTTTTTTGGATTGCTTCTTTGTAGTTTCCTTGTTCTTCAAGTTTTTGTTGCTCCGCTTTATTTTTAAAATCAATTAAAGCCTGAACATCTAATCCTTCGGGTAACGTTTGCAACGTTTTTTCAACTTTACTGAATTTTCGTTTTTCTTCTAATATTTCCTTATTCTTTCGATCAAGTGCTTCGATTCTGTTAAGAAGTTCTTGTTCTCTCGCGTTTGTTTGGGGTTCAGAAGTCGCGGACTCCTGAAGTTGTTCGTCTGACATAAACCCGCAGGGTTAAATTTTTCCTATCTTATCAAGACCACTTGGTTTTGTCAGCCCAATACGCCGCGCTTGTTTTACCTTTAGCAATATTTTTTGCGTGTCTAGCTTTAAAACTTTTTCTTTTTGCTTTATCTGCGTCTGATTCTCCTTTTCTTGGCGGCTTTGTTTTTGCGCCTTGCATCCCGAAACGAATCAATCTATATCCATCGCCTTTTTTTATTACAACAGCATGAGATTTACCGCTTGGATGGTTTGGCGTTCTAATTGGCTTATCAACGCGTTCAAATGTATGTCCGCCCCTTTTGATGCTCATTTACCTTTCCTACGCATAGCGAGCCTGTGAGCATCGGTAAAACTCATTCCTTCGCGCATCTTGCGCTTCATATAATCCATATGCGCCTTTGTGTGGCCATGTGTTTCCTGATGCTTTTTTAATGTATTTTTTTGACGGGTTGTAAGTTTCATTTTTTCTTCTTTTTCTTTTTTCTAAGTTTAGCAAGATCAGCGCCAGTAATTTTTGTTCTAGGAGGTGCAACAGCGGCCAATCTTCTTTGTTTTGCAGAATATTTTGAATATGGCATTATTTTTTCCTCAATATATCAGCGTCAGCTTTTCTTGCGCCGCCCTTACCTGAAATAAAACTATTTACACGACCCATCGCCCAAGCCGCCATCGAAACATTTCTTGAACCGCCTGAAAGATATGCGCCTTGGCCGCGTCTATAAACACGGGCAAGTTGTCCATATGTAAAGCGCGATTTTTTTGCCTTTTCTCTAAGATTTTTTTCTACGGCGGCGCTTAGTGGTTTTCTTTTTGGTGCCATCTTGATTCACTCTTGATTTTTGAACAGCTTTGATGTCGATAAACTCGCCGCGTTTGTAGGCTTCAGAAGTTCTTTTTATTTCTGCCGCCTTTGCAGCTTTATTCTTAGCCCCTGAAAGGTACTTTTTAGGAACACCCGTCTTTTTGTCCTTTGCAACTTTTCGGAAGCGCCTGCGAGCCATTAATCTTTTTCTGATTTAGGTTTTGACTTCTTTGGCTTTGGCTTTTCGCCTTTCATGTCGTTGAGTTTTTCAAAAAATCCTTTTGCCATTATTTTTTGCCCCCTTTCTTCTTTTTCTTTTTGCCTTTCGGCTTCATTCCGCCTGTATGGTATGGCATAGGTTTAAATTTAACTCTATATATACTAGAATAACCTTGAATGAGGTAAAAAGCATTGTTAACCGCTAAAAAGATGCAAACAATAATGAATGAAGTTGTTGGCGGGAAGATAGTAAAAGAAAATGAAACAGGCGAAGCAAAAAAGTTCAGACAAGAATGTGTTGCTTCAATAAAAAGAACAAGAAAGATTGCAAAAGAAAAAGGGATAAAAAATACAGTTATCGACTTTACTCCTGAGTTCCCATAAAAAAAAGCCCCTTTCGGGGCTGTTAGCTTAGTCATAGCTATCATAGTATTTTGCGGTTCCATCCCAAGGCTCGATTATGCCCCAATAATTTTCGTAAGCATATTCTTGATCTTTGCCGCCGCCATAATTACAATTTTTCCAGTTTTTAACGCGCTTATGAAAAACTGCACCTTTTGGAATGTCAACAGGAATCTTGCGACCCGCTTGGCCGTAGCCATCATGTTCAATTAACTGGTTTTGAATCTCCTGTAACCAAACAGTTTTCGCTGTTCTTCTTACGACTTTGTAAAAGGTTGGAAGTTGCATTGTGCAACCGCCATTACAGAAAGCGATTTGTCCGACTTCAAATCTTGTTGGCTGTGTAATTGTCTGTGTCATTTGTTTGATTGGTTTTGAACAATTTAATTATAATATAATTAATAGAGGGTGTCAACCCCCTAAAAATTATAGTCGTAGAAAGCCCGCCATCCTTTGCCTAGTCTTGTTGGGTTTCGGTCATGCTGTCCGCATTGACACCATCTGCCATTCTGTCTAAATCCAAACTTCATAAGACCACCTTTTTTGTTTCTTGTGATGTCGTATTTAAGATCGCGATTGTTTGTGCAATGGCCTGCGAATCCGCCGGGGATGATGTTTGGCCTTACCTCCTTGTTAAGTTTGTAGTTATCCATTTGAACAGTTACAAATTTTTTTGTCCTCTTGATAACTGTGCAAGGATGAATGTCGGAATAATAAAGAACGTGTGCTTTGTCTCCGATTTGAGGGTCAAATCCTAAAGTTACGTTTTCCATTTTAAAAAGTCTCCAATTGGTTTGTTTGACAGAAGTTTTGATATTCTTCTTCGTATTGTGTCCATGCTTTTTCGTTGTCTTCATCAATGCCTTTGTAAAAAGCATCAACAGCGGCTTTTGGCATTTCTTTGAATTGGTCAGCCATCAAGTCAGCCATTGTGAAGCCTTGAAAGTTTGGAAGCATTTTTCTTTGCTTCTTAAGCATTTCAATCTTTTGATGTAAAGGATGATTGCGAAGTTCTTCTTCGGCTTGGTTGATTGCGTCAGCAATGTTTTGAACTCTTGTCCAGTTTCTTTTGAAGATGTCCATTGGTTTGATTTGTTTCGTACAAATTAATTATAATAGAATTAAATAAACTTGTCAACCCCTAATAAAAAACCCCCATTTCTGGGGGCGATATTATCAAGAGCCTGCAAGTCTTCTTTGTCTTGTACTTGCAACCTGTCGGCCTAGCCCTGCCCTTGCGCCTGCGCTACTGCCTGCGCGTGAGCCAGAACCGCCTGAAGTAAATCCGCGACCTTTTCCTAACTTAGGATATTTTTGATCGCGTAAGGCAAGCGCTTTTGAATCTTCGATCTCATTCTTTCCGCGAACTCTGATCGCACTTAGATTGATTCTTTTGCCTTGCTTCATTTCACGGCGTCCTTCTTTTTCTTCTTGTCTTTTGATTTCGCCGAGACGAGATTGAACCTTCCAAGCCCAAGCCTTTCTAAAACTTGAATTGAATGTCGCATCGAATCCGCCGCGAACTCCTTTGCGTTCATCTTTCAAAGCGCGTTCACACGCTTCGATCAAGTATTCGGCATAAAGATCAATTTGAACTTTGTTTCCTTTTGTCGCAAAGATGTCAAAGCATTTGCCTTTGTAAGAATTGCCGATAACTAAACGACCATTGAAAAAGTTTACGCAAGCTGAAACAATAATCTGTTCATGTGGTTTGACTCTTGTGAAATGTTCAAATCCGTTTGCGTCTTTCCAAGTCCAATTGATAGCTTCTTTCAGGCTTGGGTCTTCGATACCTTCTTTGACTCTTTCTTCAAGTTGGTTCAAAGTGATTCCGTACTTTTTAAGAAGTTGCTCTAGCTTTTGTTGAGCCGCGGCTTTTTCATTCTTGTTTGAACTAGAAGTCAAAGCCAGAAGTTTAGAAAGAAAAGAAAATGAATCTCTCATGTTGGTTTGATTTGTTTGTGAACATTTTAATTATATCATAATAGATTTAATAAGTCAACCCCCTAAAAAATTAATCCTAAAAAAAATTGATACTTGACAAATCTAATTAATTATATTATAATAGGATTGCGAGGGTAAAACCTCAGAACCTTGAAAATTTAAACAAATTAAACAAAAAGGAGAAATTCTTATGACTCAAAAAGTCGAAGAAAAAGCAACTAAACTTGCTTTTGTTTTTGGAGGTCGTCAACTCTGTAATTGTTGGGCGCAAGGTTGTGAAGACAATCATGTACTTGCCCAAAAAGCGGGAAGACATTTCAAACGCTCAAACAAGCATTTGTACAAATTTCCAAAAGATCAAAAACTAACTGTTCATCTTTTTGATATTTCAAAAGCTGAAGGTTGGTCGATGAATTATCAAGACGTTTGCACTTGCTTAGAGACAAAAGAAGAATGTCCATATATTGAAAAAATATATGTAGTTGTGTAAACAATCGCCCCTTCGGGGGCGTTTCTACTTTTGCTCCATGAACTTTTCAAACAGGCTGTCAGGCTGAAACGCTTTTGCCAAGAAATTACCATAAAGATTATTGTCTAATATCTTTAATCCATCTTTCTTTGTGAAAGTCGCAACTAGAATTGCTTCGCCCGCTTTGTTCATATCGTAAAGTTCAAAGTCATCAAAGATGCCGTTCTTGATCGCTTCAGGAACAATTTCTGATACTTTTCTGTGAACATTGCGAACATATTCTGGAAGCACCCTTCGGCCTGTTTTTATATATCTTTGATAGTTCCTTTCAAGTGCTGTTGCAATTTCGGCTGTTGCATATTTGGCGCGAACTGTCATCCCGCGATCTGTCATCGTTTTAATTTTTTTGGTCAAACTGGCAACACTTCCATCGCCTGTACCATCTAACATTGTGTGATACCTTCGCTGTGCTGATTCTCTTTGAATTAATTTAGAAATCCAACTCGATTCTTCATGTACATAGTTCGCAGCGTTTTCTGCGATCTTTCCGCCCTTGGCTTTCATCGCATTAAATTCAGGCAAACGCTTTTTGATTTCATCAGCGTCAATAACAACAGTTCCTTTTGGCAATGGCGATTTCTTCAGCATGATTGATTTTCCAGAAGCCGACCCGCCGCCTGTCATAAAGAAGATCGGATTCTTTTGCGCCTTCGGGTTATTCTCAGCAATAACATCTTCAATAATTCTTCGATGTAGTTCCTGACGTTCTGGCGTCCATCTTGTAAGGTTTGACGGCTCCGCGTTTTCTGCAAGCGAACCATCTGAATATCTTTGCCAAGAAAGTTCCGCGCCTTTTCTTTCCCGAACAACATCAGGAACAATTTTAATTTTTTCTGCATTTCTACCATATGCGGCCTGCAACTGCGCCAAAGTTTTTTCTGACCCATCAACAGCAACAAATTTTCTGATTGCCTGATCGCCGCCATATTTTTTTGACAATTTATCAAAAAATCGAACTTTTTTTGCTCCAAGTGCTTTTGCTTTTATTGTTTGCGATTGACCCGAAAGCCAAGTTCCGTATGATTGCCCTGCGGGTACTAGGCCGCTTTCTGATGGCCTGAACCCCCTACGCTTGGGCGCTTCGATCTTACGACCAAAAACACGGCTTAAATTGTCATAATCTATTTCGGCAACTGTTCTTGAGCGACAATTGAAATGCTGTGGCGGCTCCGGCCCTTTTCCATATTCAAATACCTGTTGATCTAACAAACGACAACGTGAACTTGTTCTACTGTCCAAGGTTGCAAGATAACGATATTTTTTTGTTGCATCTGGGTTTGCCTTATAAACTTGTTGCGCCGCGACATTACTTACTTGGTTTATTGATGTTCTAACGATTGTTTGAATCTGCGGGTTTGCAAGCATCATTGACGCGCCACGCATCGCCAATTGTTGCTGTTTTGCTGTCTTTGCCAAAGTGTTGAATCTTAACTTGCCGACAAGACGCCTTCGCATTTGTTGGGTTGTATCGCCTGCCAACAATCCATCGCGAATTGATCTTCCAAGTCTTTCTGCGCTCTGATCTGTAATCCCGCGAAAAGATTTTTTTATTGATTGACCATTCGGCAACCTTATCAATGCGCCTTCTTTTGCTGTCAATGAAAATTTTGCGCCAGAACCCGCCGCGATAGTACTTAATGAATCAGATAAAACATTTAAATTAAATTCAGATGCGGAAGTTGTCACAACAGCTTTTGCAAATGCGGGTGTAACTTCAACAGTTCTTATTGATGACCTTATGCCTGCGGGCAATGCTCGTTCCATCTGAACAGTTGCAAATTCTCCCTGCAACTTTGCAACAGCATCGGAAACAAGTTCCATATCGCGCGTTGATTTAACATCCCATTTTCTAAGGCTTGCTTTTGTCTGTAATAACAAAGCCCGTAAACGTGCCGCTGTATATTTGGGCTGATTCGCCCTTGGAAGGCGTTCTATTGCTTCTAATTTATCAACCGCCCGCAATATGATTCGATTGTATGATTCAACGATTTCACGGGAAATTTTATTTGAAAATCTATTTAAATCTAAACTATTA